ACATTAGTTTGTCTAAATGTGTCTACGATTCCACTTGTGGAATAACTAGTTTCAGCACTACTAATTAATAGACTTCCAGGTAGTGGAGAGGCATTTGTAGAACTAGATGTGAGTTTAAATGTCTTAGTGCCAGTTCTGAATCTCAGAGTTGGTGGAGGTGATGCTAGTGGGTCTCTGAAGAAGAATGAACCACCTAGATCTCCAAAAGTATCGGTAACCAGTCTTATATTGGCAACAGATGCCTGAGCACCGCTAGTTCTACCAATTAAGACAGTACCAATAGTCACGTAACCAGTAAATCTTCCTTGTGCCTCTTCAGATAGAGAAGCAACGTCTATATTCAATACTGTTGAAGATGCTGAATATGTTGAAGGAAGACTGATTGAGGTATTGTATGGATTGGCATTAAATGTTGTTGCTGGATTGTTGATGTCACCAGTTTTGTGGTTTGGTTGACAAGATCTAAATGATATAACTCTGGTTCCACCTATAAATCCATCTACAGTTTCTCCATTTTGGAAAATACCAGATGTCATTGAGATTTCCAAAAGTTTTGGAACTATGTCAATGCCACTAGTGCTATCAAAGAATGGATAGTATCTTGTTACTGGCTTTAATCCACCCGCACCAAAAGCAACGTTTCTTGAACGAATATGGGTATCTGGTTCGCTACTGATTTTAATAGTCTCTACATATGAACCATCAAAATCTCCAGTGATTGTTCTTTCACCACCACTTACAAATATATTTCTAACCCAATTGTCGGATGCTGGTTCCAATTGAACTCTACCAACAAATTCAATCATATTAAATGGATTTACATTTTCCACTCTAGAAGCTAGAGGTTGCCCGATCCAACTTACTTCATCATAATCTAATGTGATTAGATCTCCAGTTTTTCTGACATTAGAATCTAAAAGTTCAAGATTTGCTGAAAAATCGGCGGTCTCAGTATTGGTTGATGGTAATAAAGCTAATTCTGGTTTTAATGAATAGAAATCAAGAGGGGTGTTTAATTCTTGATTTTCTACATCAACATCACACTTACAATCAGGATTAAGTAGATCTAAAAGATCGTTGTTCTTAAAATCATCTACAAAGAATCCAGACTTAAATCTAGAAAGACCATCAGAATCTTGAATTTGGAGAGTTTTGGTATCAAGTTCAAGCAAACTTAGAGAAGTAACTACCTCTAGAGTTGAAATCCTATCATCAAGTTTTCCAATATCTCTCATCGTATATCTTCTATTATCAACGAGAGTTATAACAGCATCGTCTGGATCATAAAGATATGCCGGAAGTTTGATCGTTCCGATATCCATCGCACTTTCAACATTTGTTGGTTCTTTAGGGTCTAGGGCAGATACACCTTTGGCAATTGAGAAGTTTCCGAGACTATCAAGAATCAATTTATCAATTCTTGGCAGATAGTAACTATATCCAATTAAAGAACTTTCATTTGGTGCTATCACTAAAGTGGGATTATTTCCAGATGAACCAAAATTTCTACTTGAAAAGGCAAATGGTGATGAAGTTGTAGATGTAAAGGAAGAAACTCTTGGTCTAAAGTCAAGAGTATCTGACGATCTCAAATTATTTCTTAAGAGAGGAATATCTTTTGTAAATCTCTCTTCACTATATGATTCTACACTATACAAGTCTCCAAGATCATTAGATGGTACAGAGTAGTAGTTATATACTACCAATAACTTCCTGGTAGGTTCTGGGAAGTTGATTTTTCTAACAATTTTAGAATAATCATAATATTGTTCTTTCTGACCCTTGTCTAGATCAAATCTATTACTAATATTTAAATAATTTCCTACAGTTATACTTTGAATATTTGTTATGATGCTTGATTCTTCAAATGTAACAGTTTCACCTACTGTGAAAGTTTGTGGAGTTAGATAACAGATCTCAACCTCGGTAGATGAAGACCTTGTAGCAAGTTGAGCAATAGCACCACTAGTAGAACCAACGATTCTTTCACCCAAGATTGAATTTGTGTCTAATGAAAGACCAGAAACAAAAGTTAATTTATCTAAAGTTGGGTTAGATGTGTCTAAAGATTCAAAAACACCAACAACATTAACAACATCGGGAACATTCAGTGAAATTTCTTTATCTTGAACTCTTAATCCGTAGAATTGACTTGTACTTAATCCACTCAGAGCAGTAGAGATACCAGAAAAAGTTTTGTCAATAATGACTTTTTGACTTCTAATAAAATCTTTTTGTTTATTTTTAATAAGATTTTTTCTTACGGTCGCATTCAATGTCACATTGGAAGTTTGACTTACTCTTAATCCAGAGAAAACAATTTGTGATCCATTTGAATTAAGAGTAAACTGATCACCAGTTAAATCTTCTACATCACCATTTGAATAGTGAATTGAATATCTTTCCGCATCAAATGTCTCAAAGAATGCGCTAGAAATACCAGTGGAAGTTATGTCAACACTTAAAGATCCAACAGAATTGGATGTAAGTTCTCTAAGTTGAGTTGTGACAAGAAGATTTGAGTTTGAAAGACTTACATCTGAAACATTGGAGGCATCCAATGGAGCGTAAAGTCCAGCATTTTCATCATTAGTGATATTTGGAGTACCAATAGAAAATGTTACCGACTGATCTGAAGATGGAAGACCACCATTACAGACACCAAATACACTAGAAACACCAGCAAGAGTCATTGATGAACCATTGCTAGAGACAGATACGACTCTGTTATATGTTTCAGTCGTTAATCCAGAAATTTGATATCTAATAATAGTATCACTTCTAATTCCTAAGAAGTTTTTACCTGGGCAAGTTACTGTTCCTGCACTTGTACCCCCAGTGATTGTTACCCTATCGGTAATATTAAATCCAGATGGAACAAATCTTTGAAGAACAGTATCAGCAACAAATGAAGTTTTGATTCCGGAAGATATTGAGTTTGAAGACTGGAAAACTGATTTAATATCTTGAGTATTGAATGCTTTAACACTAACAATACTTCTGGAATATTCTGTCGTTTCATTTATTAAAATTTGCTCACCAGCAATAAATGAACCAGAAGTTTGAATGAGTGTTAATTCTGTTCCAGCAGCGGCACGATCAACATATCCAGATGCGTTGCTACTTACACCTCTAACATACGAAGTTGCTGGGCACTGGTTGGAATTTAAACTTTGATTGATGGTGAGTTTTGTATAAGTTTGAACATCAAAGAGATATAAATCCCACTCTGTTCCATCGTTTGAATAAGCAGCATCGCTTAACCCAAATGAATATACTCTAGCTTGTCCAATCTCAGTTCCAGTTCCAGATCCTTCAGATGCCTTTCTTTGATTATATAATGACAGGGTATTATTCCCAGTATTAATGCCTACAAATGGCGTTCCAGTAACATTATTAACTTTGAGTAGGTTACCCATCTCAAATGGCACTAGAGAAGTTCCTACGGTTGCCTTATCTCTTGGTTTATCTACATCTAGTATTGTCGTTGCTTGCTTTTCAATATCAAATCCCCTTACATAAGCTTTTCCTGGGGAAATCTTAATACACATTAAATCATCAGACGGAATATTTTCAGAATCAGTTACCTGAGTAGATAGATATATTCCCTCGTTTGAAATTCCATCATTTAGTGAATTTGCTACTTGAACATTAAATTTATCTACTGCATAATCACCAGACTCTTCATATGTTCTCTTCGCAAAATAGTCTTTTATAATTGAATATTCAGACTTGTTTTGTAATTTCTTAACTTCTCCATTATCAAGTCTAATCAGTTCAACAAAACTTTTGTCGTTAAAATCTGTTAATGGTTTTTTAGATAAAACTGTAGAAATTTTTAATCTATCTGCTCCAGGTGCGGCATAGTTTGAAAATCCTCTAGCATTGTCATAAAGACTAGAATCATCTTTAGCAGTAACAATTTCTTCTAAAATGTTTAATCCAACTCTATATGAAGGAGTGTTGGAATATGGATCTAGAACAATTTTATCAGTTGCTACATCTACAAAAGTACCTCTAATGAAGTAAACACCAGAAGAAATTCCAACGGCACATCCAATTGCCGAAGCATTTAGGGAAACTAATGTGGCAACAGTATCTCCAGCATTAATGGAGGTGTTTCCATAAACAAATGATTCTTCGGTAATTAAAAATTCACCATCATTTAATGTTTTAACAATATTATCAGATCCAGATCCAAGATATTTGACAAATAAAGTTAAGTCTGTAATTTCTGTTGAATCTGCTGGGAGCAGATACTTATCAACTACTACAGTAATCCCAGAATCTTGACCGGTTAATCTTTTTCCTACTAATTGATCTACGTATAGTGAAACTGGAATTCCTAAATGATCTTGATTTAATCGTATTGAGTAATATTCAGAATCGTAATTAATATTACCTGGGATCACCATGGATCCCTCTTTAAAGATATGACTTCCGAAGGACTCTATCTGGTTTTGTAATATTGATTGAAGCGTCGTTAATTCTCTAGCCTGTACTGGGTATCCTGGCTTGAATAAAACTTTATAAAAATTATTATCCTTATTAAAGTCATCATAATAAGGATTGATATTTAAATTTGTTTTCTGTGGCATTTTTTAGAATTCCAGGATAATTTTAACGTCTTCTTTTTGTCTAGAATTTCTTGTAATCAATGGTCTATTATCTAAGTAGATAATTTCACCCGACCCTTTATTTATCTCAGGATTTGAGAGACCATTTGTAAATTGACTACCAAGACTAATAATTTTGTTTCCTGTTGGATTTGTAGTAATACCAGTAAAATTAATATCTACAGATCCAGAGAATCCACCAGAAGTTGTAACTGGATTTGCTGATGATTCAAAATTCAATACTTTAGAACTTGTAGAAACACCAACATAATCAGTTTGATCTAAAGTTGTTTGATTGAAATATAAGGATCTATCTCTATAGTATTTAAGAACCTTTGTTTCGGAGTCATATGAAGCAACATATCCGTGTGCTGATCCACCAGTTACAGATTGACTAATTTTATCCCCAACACTAATCGTACCAGAAACCGTTGAGAACTTTAAAGAATACAATGAAGAAAATTGATTTTCTGTAAATACTGAAGTTGATCCGATTGAAGTTGGATTTTTTACAATACCAATTTGTGAAAACTTAGTATCAGTTGGGAAGTCTTTGGTGGAATCATCAAATCTAGCATAGATTAAAATTTTATCTGTTCCCAACTCTTTATATAAATCATATCCATGTCCCTTTGATGGTGGAATAATTGGAATTAGTTTGGCAAAATTGCCAGTAGAATTAGCATTGATTGATCCCAAATCAACCATACCATAAGTATAATTTTTACCACCAGATGAAACAATAGCGTTTGTTACTTTTCCACTTATAACATCTACAACAACCTTTGCCCCACTTCCATCACCAAGAATGCTAACCTCTTGTCCAAGACCACCAGAATATCCAGATCCCTGATTTTGAATATAAACTTTTTTGATTTGATTATTATTAGTAGTTGAATCTCCGTTCTCTCTAACCGCCTGTATTTGGGAATCCGTAGATGTTGACCAGTTATTCGGTACAGAAATATATTCAGTAGAATCAAATTTTATAATATCACTAGGAGAAACGGTGAAAAGGTATTTCCAGATATATCCATCACCACTTTCACCTGCTCTGGAAGGTTCTAAATCAGTAAATAATGGTTCATCTTGCGAAGCATTTCCTGTGGTGCTAATTCCAGAAGAACCGTTATCAATACAAATATACACATTATAATTACTATTCATTACATAGTAATTTGCGTCATATAATCTAGAAGATTGTGTTATAGGTGAAGGAGAAGTAATACTGTAATCTTGGCGATACATTTCATATCTGGTTCCCTGCGTCCAATCAATCCTTCTAATTAATCTTCTTACATTCAGAGACGTAATCTTTTTACCAAAGATCATTGTATCCGAAACATGACTAATATTGTCAAAGTTATCAATTGGATTTGGAGTATTTGTATTCCAATCAGAAGTTCTTCCAAATCCAACTTGAGTGGGGTTGGACAATCCTAAAAATACATAATAAGAATTTGATGAGCTATCAATACTCTCTACAAAGTTATTCGCATTTAAAATTCTAAATTGATCTGTTACAATAGCAGACATATTATTAGCTTTTTCCTATATTTATACTACCCAAGATCCTTTCTCAAGGCACCACTATCTCTTAGTCCATAATCTCTTCTCTGAATTGATGGGAATGTAGAAAGTCCAGCATCAATTGTGAATCCAGTTACACCAAGAGATATTGGATTACTTGATCTATTAAATCCAGACAGTCTTCCCCAAGAGAATCTACCTATTGGTTGACTTGTTGATCCAGATGTGTTAATTCCAATGATATTAGATGAGGAATGAACATTTGCCACTATTTCAGAATTTGATCCACTAGAAGTAATAGAGTGAATGTAGTAAATATTATCCAAGAATGTTGTTCCAATTCCTACAACAGCAGAATTACTTCCATCTATAGAAGTTACTCCAGATCCAACTGAGGTATTGAAAATGTAAAGTGGATATCCAGTTACAAGTCCAACAAAAGATGTGGCATTAAGATTAAACTTAAGTGCTAATGGATTTCCAGAGGTTCCTGAAGTAGTGCTGATTCCTGTAATAATCCCAGCAAATCCCTCCACTGTAGTGATGTTGTTAACATCTTCTTTTGAGAATGTGGGTAGAGGAGAAAGAACTTGAGGGGGATTGTTTTGTGAATAACCAAACCCTTGGTTCACTATAGTCGTAGAAGTTACTTGCCCATTTGTTATCGTAGCAGTCGCAGTTGCAGTTGTTCCAACACCAACACCAACTGTAGGAGGCGCAGATATTGAAACAGTAATTGCTGAACCAACATAACCACTTCCAGAACTTACGATACTTAAAGATTGGATTGTTCCTCCTGCCGAAACTACAGCAGTAAGTCCAGCAGCAACTGGAGAATCTCCCGTAACAATTAATCCACCGACACTAGAAATAACCAGAACAGAGTTATTTTCCTCATAGTTAAAGAATTGTGCGTCATCAACAAATAATTCCGTGGCACTAGATGAAAGGTTCTTGATTATTTTAGCAGTTGGGTAAACTAGAGATTCAATTGAGTCTCTAGACTTATAAACATAATCTCCATTAATATATCTATCAACCTTTTGCTTAGTCCAACTCAGAGGTTTAAAGTTAATTTGATCTATACCCTGATCAACATAAAGATTTGTCTCAATTTTATCAGATGATGCTATATTGTAAATTGTTCTTAAATTTTGATCAATTGTTTGTGGATAGTTGTTATTCTTGAATACTTGTACAGCATCTCCAACCTTAATAGTTTCATTGATAGAAACAGATATACTATCAGTTCCAGTGGTTCCTTTATAGAAGAAAATTGAGATATTATCCTCTGGTTCTGGGGGAACCATGAATGTGAATGAAGTTCCCCCTTCAAACGTATAGGATTCTCCAGGAGTTTGTAATATACCATTTACAAATATTAGTAGTAAAGAATTTAAATCTATTAGAGAAGAATCTGGGTCATTACTATTAACTTCAAAACTTATAAGTTGTCCATTATAATTTAATGGGAATCTTAAACGACTTCCATCTTGTAGACTTAAAATTGAATCAATATAGTCAAATTCACCAAATTCCCATGATGATAATCTATCAGTATATACATCCAATACGGTCAATTGGAAATCATTAATTGGTGATGCGAGTCTTCTATCTGTAACCAGACCAACAGGAGTAAATACATCTCCCACTTTAAATCCATATCCAGTTCTAGCAATCTTAAACGAAGTGACCTCAAACAATGTTGATCCTATACCCGTTGTGGAACTAGCACCAACATCAACTGTTACGAGCAGTCCAGATCCACTATCTGTTGTTGCCCCAGCCCCAAGTCTTGAAACTCCTCTAATTTCAAGGTTTTCATATGAAGGTTGAGGTATTTGAATAGTTGGATTTGTATAACCAGTTCCAGAGTTTACAATTGTAAATGCTAAAGTTCCACCCAGACCAACTATTGCTGTGATAGAAGCAGCAGTTCCAACATGTCCAGTCTGAGTGATTCCAATAGAAATAGTTCCACGATATCCAGATCCAGAAATATCAGTTGTTCCCAAACCAACCGATACAATCGTACCACCAGCACCAACAACAGCAGTTACAGATGCTCCTACGAGAGGAGCAATGCCAAGTCCACCACTTGAACCAAGAGAAACAATTACACCACCACGAGGTAGTTGATTTTGATTTACATCAAATTGACTCTTTACAATAGATCCATTTGAAGAAGTAATACCAGTAAAGACTACACTAGAAACTCCAACATTTTCAATAAAGGAATAGTTATTACCGGTATTGTTTATTGTTGATGGTTTTTGGAAAATTCCATTCAATAACAAAATTCCACTTCCTGTTTGTATTCCTGTTGTGTTAATACCTTGAACAGTTACTGTGTAAGTTTGTCCAATTCCAGTGAATCTATCGGAAATATCATCAAAGATTCTATTATTGGTATAATCGTTTCTTAAATAGACTCTACCATCAAATGAAGATCTTGTATACTCTAAATTAGAAGAATCTCTTAAAATTGTATTTTTACCTTTTGGAGCATCTGTAAAGTAAATTTTATTTCCTACAATATTAAAAGATCCAGAGTACAATCTGACTTCAGTGCTATCAGCATGAGATGTTGCTGATGTGCCGACAAATGCCCTACTAACTTCCAGTAGATTTACGCTACCAGATCCACTAATTGGACCAGTTGATGTTGTTCCAAAACCAACTGAAACAACTTTCATATATTCATCATCTATTCTTACAATATTATTTGGTCTTATTGAGGTTATTCCTGTAACACCAAAAACTGTAGAAGAATTAGATATTTGACCACCATTGTTATACAAGTTAGTCTTAATTGGTGTAAATGCTAACGGAGATTGAATGATTCCATCTATATCAATTAAAGTCTTTTCATTCTTTTTATACATCTCAAGTTCATGAGCATTTCCAGAACCTAGAGAAGTAAATGTTACATAAATTCCACTAGATGCAAAATTTGATCTTGTTGAAATTCTAAATCTATCTTTATTAATTCTTATTGCGTATACGTCTGATGGTAAAATATTTGTTACAACTCCAACAGAATTTAATGTGGATCCAATTCCAACTGAAGAAGCAGCAACTCCAACAAATGTTGAATTTGGAGTATAGATTAATTTTTCTCCAGTATTAAAGAAGTGATCTTGAATTGTAAATATACCTGTTACTGGATCTAAAGTCGCAGAATCTGATGGATTAAATTTCTTCTCAAAGATAGGAACACCTTCATAATTAAGTGAAAAACTAGTTCTATTTGCTCTTGTTCCATTAATCGCATCATATTGAAGTAGAGATAATGATTCTGTAACTGGTCCATACAATAAGTCTGGAGCAGTATTCGCAGAATCACTTTCAGTATAAATTACTTCACTGAAAGTTTGAATTTGAATATTACCAGAAACTGAAGGATCTGGATGGAAAAGAAGATTAAAGTTAGATCCATTATATTGTGTTGAAAATGTTCCAATTCCAGAAGTACTTCCAATGGATATGAATGGATATTGAACATTATATGTGTTTTGACCATTATGCGCCATCAGCACTTGATGAATAGCACTTGTAGATCCATAAGAAACTCTTATCAAGTTCTTAGAAGTGGTTACTTCGGAAGTACTAAATCCAACAATAGTTGATGCTGATGATACATTAGAATAATTGGACTCTAACTTTAGGGATCTTTCTGTTCCATCTATTTGTTGAGTCTGTTTGAATCTATAAGTACCAATTCCAGCAGCAGTCGTCCCAAATCCAACAATCTTGGATCTAACTAAAATTTCATTAGAAGTATTGTTTTCATATTTTAAGTATAAAATCCCAGAATCTATATTTGATGTGAAAGTGCCAATAAAGTTAGATGAGAAAAGTGGGGAAGATCCACTATCAACATAGTATTCTGAGAAATACGAATTAGTTCCGTCATGAGTTACATATAATTCTACAAAATTCTTTTCACTTGTAGAATTATTGGTAACCTCTACCGTAGCATAATATGAATTAGTATTTAAAATATTGTCAGAAATAATTTCAGATGTTTGTCCAGCACTTACGATTCTGTTTACACCTGTTAAATCCACAAATCCAATTGATTGTGTAGAAATTCCCGCTAGATCACTATTGAATGTATTTTTGAAAACTTTGATATCATAATCACTATCATAGGCATCTGCTGGAGTAAATCTTAAACTGGAGCTTCCAAATTCATCAGTATTAGCAGATATTTCAACTAATTCTTGAGAACTATTAAACAGATTTGATTTTTCAAAAGTAAATGTATCACTTGAATCATTATAGAATGCCAATTCAGTGACCTGAATGTCATCATTATTTGGATTTACAATTTGAACTAAAAATCTTGAGTATTCTTCGCCAATAAACAAATCAACATATTGATCCAATGGAGATAGAGAATTTGAGAATTGTGAACTTATATCATCTATTTTTAATACTCTATTTGTTCTACACTCAATATAATCTGCTAATTTTTTATTTTTTAATTTTAAAAATTTTGATTTATTATCAACAACATCAACATCTAAAGTCAAATCATAATTATTAATTGTATCTACTCTCTTTTCTTCTAAAATATCAAAAATACTTATGCTATCAACTGTTGATGATCCGACAGAAACATTAGATGTAGATAGTACCTCGGTGTCGGCAAAATTCTTAAGACCGCTGGTGTGTAACAGACGATTTACTGGATTGATTAGATTTTCAAATTCAATCGGACTCTTTACAGTATAAGATAAAGACTGGTAGTAGTCATTATCTGGAAGAACCTGATAATCTTCGTCTAATTTTCCAATATTATCTGACCAACCGTAATCTTGTCTCAGTGAATAATTAACGTTGAATCTTCCATAGTTGTCAACTATATCATTGATTGTGGCAATAGATCCGCTTACAGAACCCTTAATAGTCTCATTAAACCGTAACTTGTAAGTACCATAAACTTTAATGTAATCGCTACTACTTTCAGTTACTAAAAGATCGATAATTACAAACTGACCATTTGATAATACAAGTAGGTTTTCTCCTACTTGGAAAATAGAAGATTCTTGTGTAACTCTAAATCTTGGATAATCATCATATTTAACTATGGACGCATATGAATTTTGTGACGTTTTAGCAATTCCAGGATTTGTGCTAAGTCCAGATAGATTAAACTCAACTTCAGCTGGGTTTGTATTTCTATAATCAGTTACAGTAAAGAATTGGTAGTCATAATTTGTGGAATTAAATCCATCGCCAGTGGTGTCATACTGTTGAATCCCTTCAACAAAAATTTTCTCACCAACATTAAATGTTGAGGTGCTGAATCCAGAAATAGGTGTGACTAAAACGCAAGTTACAATTCCACTTGATGATGAATATACAGTTCTTACAGTAACTCCATTACTATTATTGATGGCAACAATAGACTGCTCGGTTGCACCAAGTCCTTTTGGAGACTCAATAATATTAACATCTACAATTGATGTTCCATTCAGAGATGCTTGTAATATTCCTGTGGTAACTTGATCCCCAGTTTCTGGATTGACAATAATAAGATCTGGAGCAGATGTATAATTTCTACCACCATACGAAACTTCAATATTAGTAATCGTATCTGAATTAATTAAAGATACTACTGGAGATACAAATGCTTCTGGTCTCAAAGTTTTATCAGATGAGTATTCAAATCCAGGATCTATAATCCTAACACTATCAATTCTGTTAATATTTCTGGATTGTGGTAAAATCTTAGCATTAAGTCCTTGAGTAGAAGCAATACTTACAAAAGTTGGAAGTTTTTTATATCCAAATCCACCAAACGTAATTTGGAACTTATCAACACCACCTCTAGCGGTAGTTGAATTTGTAGAATACTCCAATACATCTGTATTTGAAACACTATATGTTAAAGATTCTGGTATCTCTCTTAGTGAAAGATTAAATGAGGTAGTTCCAACACCAAATACCTTATAGGTTCCATTATACTTACTATCAACATAAGTTATTTTGGAATAATTTGATACATCAGTATCGGATGTACTAATGAATCCAGATCTTTCAATATTGTAGAACAAATTAGATGGATTATTAGAAGAGTAATTTAATGTTAGAGAAGCATTTGTAGAAACGCCTATTGTTCCAACACCACTAATAATAAATGAATCCGTGCTTCCTGTAGAAACAAATTCATTTTTAAACTCTAAATCATAGAATAACTTAAACTTACTACCTACCAATGAAGAATCGGTAAGATCAAAAACTAGATTATTATTTTTTGTTACAAATAATTCTGGATTAATTGGAGATAGTTGATGGTTTGACCCACCTGTTGAACCCAAACTTACAATAGTTGGTGGATAGTTGATAGCATCATAATAAGTTTGAGTTAATTGGATATTGTTATCATCTATTCGGTAAACAAAATATTCACCTGTCCCAAGACCACTTGAAACTAAATTAGAGTCATAAAATACTTTATCACCTGTTTTTAATCTGTGAGAACTAATTGTAATTTTATTGTTAGTTAAATCAACGGCCGATGAAGAAAATCCAACAGGATTGATTAGAATTTTATTTCTAGAAGAACTATATTTAACAATCACTGCAGATGATGTTCCTACACCAACAGATTCATTTGCGTTTACAGTTAATGTAATTGAATCGCCATTTGTTAAAGAATGTGCTGTTGAGACGGAAACTCTAGCATTAATTTTTTGGAGCGTTCCAGTTACTTGAGTATCGTTTGATTCAAGTAAATAGTCAAACTCATTAGATCCATTATTTACAAAGAATAAACCATTAGTACTTGTAGTAAGTCCAACTTGAGTTACAATTCCAATATAGTCTCTTGACTTATTGATTATGTAAACTGTCTGACTATTTCCACTACTTGGCAGATTAAAGGTTGTTCCACCAGAAGAATTTGATACGGTCAGCGCAAGTCCAACTGATGGTTTGGTAAGAGTGACCGCCTGATTTGTTCTAAATGGATGATTTGGTAAATAAATGCTTTGCGATGGAATTGAAACTACTTCAAGTAATTCACCTTTGGTGTAGTTTACAGAAGTACCAATTCCTACAATTGTACCAACACCAACTGTTTCTCTTGGATTGAAGTAATATCTATCATCAACTTTAGACTCAAAATAGTCAGATTTTACTGGTAACGTTAGATAACTTGGAATTAAATCTACATATGTTGACGCAGTATGAGCAGATCCAGATACCCCCCTCTTAACTCTTATGATATTCTTGTCTGCAAACTTATTAAGAACAAAAAGTCTTTCAGTTCCTATTCCAATGCTACTGCCGATTGAAATAGAATTTGGAATATTGGATAAGTAAACATCAGTTACAACACCAGCAGTAGCATTGGAAGATATTTCTTTGTAAACTACTGTTCTAACAGTGTTGACTCCAATAATATGAGAACCAGTTAAAGATTTTATTGATGTTGAAAGACCCGATACTACAACTCCATCACCACTAAGTAAAGAGTGTGATGTTGAGATGTAAGCAGAAACTTGATTTGGATTATCCCAAATAAAGATTATATTACTGTATCCCTCAACAGTTGTTTGAATACTAGTGATATCCTTACCAGTTATGCTGCTAACATAGGCACTTAGACCACCACCATTCGTTCCATCATTATCAAATTCAACAGAATCTCCTATTTTATATTCGCTACCAGACTCAATAATTTGGAATGATTCAACAGATCCTTTAGTTACGGAATCAACAATTGCTGTTTGATCAACATATTCATTTGATTCAACAATAAAATCATTATCCGCATATGTATCAGATACTTTATATGGGAAGGTATTTCTAATTAAATTTGAACTATTAAAGTCAAATGTGCTCTGATCAATAATAAAGTTTTCATTTACTGGATTTGATCTATAAGAATTTCCTATAAAATAAGGATATTTTGGATCTAAAGTTCCAGTAGATGTATTTGTGCTTATACCAACAAAGTAAGCATAAACTCCATCTGGATAATCTGGAGTTTTACAATATCTACCATTATTTTCATCTAGATCACCAGAATCTGTAAATGAATAGTCTTCAACAAAAAATCCTACAGCAAATGCAGAGGGTCTATCAATTACATTAGAAGAACTGGAAGAATATCCAGTTTGTAAAAGTCGTATACCAGAATTCTCATCAGATGGGTTGCTATATCCATAAGGACCATAAATTGGATTTCCATCATATGCCCACCCAATAATTGGTGAGTGATCTAATCCACTATCATCAAAATAATTTTTACCAATGTTTGTAGAGTATCCTACAAAAGAATATTTCAATTGATCGTTAGACTGGACTAGTTTTTCAAATCCATATCTAGCAAAATTATTAATTGATAATCCTCTAATTTTTGGTTCAATAATCGCCCCAGATCCAGGAGCAGTCACCTTAATTGTAGTTTTGTCTAATGTATAGTTTACACCAGAATTAAGAACAATAATTTCTGAAATATATCCATTTTGAACAATTGCTCTCAACTTCGCCCCAATACCATCACCTTGTACCTCAAGATCTGGAGCAGCATTATACTCAGATCCTCTACTTTGAATTTCAGCAGAAACAATTCTGCCATTATTAATGATTGGTTTTAATTGACCATTCTTACCATTTTTGATGGTTACAGATGGTTTCTTTTGAAGATTTAAAATATCAGATCCATATCCAGATCCACCCTCATAAACATAAGCATCAACGATTGATCCACGTACAACTGGTGTTGCTGTTATAACACCAGAAGTTCCAGAATACTCAACATTAATATTGGCTTGAATTTGAGGGTACTCAAAATTATGATAACCAGATCCAGTAGATGCTAATTTGATATAATTTTTACGAGTATAATTAGATGTTACAGTTCCACCAATCCCAGCATCTGATAATCTAAATGCGTTATCATTTAATTTAATAACATAGTATTGATTTATTGTAGAGAGACCAGATATTGTAGTTCCTGTGCTAGAATAAACAACTTTTTCACCGTCACCAAATCCATGATTAGCAAAATTAACAGATGAGTCTATTGTAGATATTCCTACAGGTTTTACAATTAGTTTTCTGTTTTGATATCCACTTCCTGGATTAATTACTTTGACAGACTGTAAAGTATTTTTATCATCATAAATTCTAAATTTATGAACTCCAATATTACTTGCCGTCGTAAATCCTACCGTATTAATTCCAACATAATAGTCGGAAAAAGTTTGATGTAATTTTATAGATGTTGGGTTAACAATTGATGCGTAATATACAGATCCACTCTGTAGAGTTTTATTCTGATCAGTGTTTAAACCACCAAAAGTACCAATACTTACTGGATTGTTTCCATTTTTATTATAAACAATCGCTTGACCATTTGATAGATTGTGATTATTAATAAAGGTTATAGTTTCGTTAGTAACATCTATTCCGCCAGATTCTGTGTTCAGTCTGGCATCAAAAGATAGTTCCCTATATCTTTTTCCAATAATAGGTTGTAGTACAACTCCGCTGCCATTTCCACCAGTTACAGTTATTGATACCACATTATCAATATCAAAGTCTTGTGGATCAACATAAACTGCTGTTACGATACCACTAATAACAGGACGAACTAAACATGTAGTACCAGACCCTGGATTTGAAATTTGAATGGTGGGTGGATTAATTACATCATAATTTAATCCACTGTTTAATATTTCTACATTTTCTATTGGACCATAATAAATTTGATCATCGGATTTGTAGTTTGTAATTTCAACACCGTTGATTAGCATCCCAACTGGTCCAGGAACAGTTTCTACACCATATCCCGATTCAATGTTTGGATTTATTGGAAACTTTTTAAGTAATTTTTGTGGTCCTATTTTTTTACCACTATTTTCCAATAATGTAAACGTATGACTACCAGTTCCAGACGAGAGTGGTTCAAATTCAATATAATCATCAATAGGTATAAAAGATCTTGATGAATAAAGTCTAATTTGGTTCTTATTAGTTAATACCTTTACATAATAAATTCCTTCAGAGAGACCCGTAATATCAGTTGTTTGTGGAGAATAATAAACGGCATCACCGGTGATGAAAGGTACATCACTATCAAACGATAGAATGGAGTACTTTAAAGTTGAAGCATCATATCCCTGGATTCTTGATCCAGTTGCTTCAACTAAAGTTGCTTTAGAAATATTCTTAGTTATTTCATAAGATGGTAAAGAGTTTGAGGCAATGTAAAAATATTGATCAGAATCATTGTAAACATTTTGAACATCTGAAGTAATTACATTATTACCATAAACAATTTCTGCACCAGAACTAATAGACTTGTTTAGATTTCTTCTGATATCATAGGAAAGTCCAACTACTGGGGCAAATCCCGCCAAATTATCAAGTAAAATTTCTTTTGTTAATGGGTTAATGTTTTTTACAATAGCACCACTAACAACTACATTTTGTGTTCCTCTTACTAAAACATCTATGTTATCATTTTCCTTTAAACTTGATTTATCAATTTCAGAATACAGAGTGTAAGAAGATCCAGAGATCTCTTTAATTTGATATCTAGATGATGTATTATAAATCCAAGAATTTGAAAAAATTTGTTTTTTGGTTTTATCTTCTTCTGGATTTAGAATTTTTTCACCAAGATTTTTTACAAAAATTCTTTCACCTTCTGAAGTTAATTTAATATCAGAAGTTGGGACAAATTCAGATAAAACTCCAGTAATTCTGAGCTCTACTTTTTTAGTTAAATCTCCATTTTCATAACCATAAATTGTTTCGTCCGACCTTAAATCGGAAGACGAACTAATAGCAGAAGATATTCCACTACAATTTAAAAATTGGTTGATTGTTTTATCAGTATATGTGATACTATTACCACTGGAGATAACGTTTCCTGATGTACTAAAACCAATTGTTGAATCAACTGTGATTACAGAGGAACCAACTGAAACAGTTCCTATTACCTTGGTTTTTCCTGGGATAATAAATGTACCTTCAATTAAGTCCTTTTCATCAAATCCGACAAATAATCCTAATTTGTAATATGTCCTTCCTTTTCTACTAATAATTTCAACTTCAGACACTGAAGCTTGAGTATTTACGTCAGTTGATTTTCTAATTGTTTGTCCAACTAGATTATTTGGATCTCCAGAAATTCTTTCTGCAAGTACGATTTCTCTTCTAATAAACTGAGCAGAAGATGGTTTTAAAAGATATTGCTCAAGATCAATTACCTTTGGTGTAACTCCATACAAAACATTAAAAAGAATTCTAAAAGATTCTTCTGTTCCTTTTGATTGGTAAAATGCCTTAGATTCCTTAATAAAATTACTTACATCTAAATTAGATACAAAATCAACGTTTTCTAATCCAGGAGTAAGAGTGTACTTAATTTTTTTATAAAATTCTTTTAAAAATAAAGAACTTAGATTAGAAACAATTTTACCAGAAGTATGTGATGTTGCTGAAGAAGTTGAAAAAACTAATTCACCTGGAGCATTATCAGCATGATAAGATGTAATTCCACTAAATCCGCGAACACATCCGATAAAAGTATTAGTTGTTACTCCAGTGTAGGTAATGATCTCATCATCAATCTTAAAGAGTCCATATTGATTTGGAAACCCTTTAGTGCTATCTACTTGAATTGATGAACTTGTGCTAGTAATACCAACAGATAGAAACGTCTGACCAGTAATTACTTCAGGTGTTAAATTATCTAATCTTAAATATTGATCTAAATTATCTACAATATCAACCGTTCCACCAGAAAATTCCTGTGAAATATAATATTGCTTTAAAAATTCTGATGCCTTTGGACTCTCTGATAAAATATATTCTGGAAGTTGATTTTCAACAATCTGTTGTATTTGTACTCTTGTTTCAAACCCTGTTGCTATCATCTTATATCCTCTTTAGTTCCCCGTTTAGATAGTTTGAAGTTACCTTAAACCCAATGCCAGATATTTGTTCCCCAGAAGAAATTGTATCTTTAATCATATTTATGGTACTATCCGCAACACTAAAACTTAGATATAGATCTTTAAGTCCAATAACATCGTTGGATTCTGGGTATGCTTGAACTTGAATTATATTATTAGGTAAGTCTGTAGCAGTTATGTTGATGGTAGTTAAAAGTATTTCTCCAGTCGTATAGTCAATTGTTCCAGCAGATTTGATGACGACAATATTATCAATACCATTTGGATTTGGTTTAACAATTGAAACATCTCCCATACCACTACCATCTAGATTTCCATTAACATCTTTCTTAGGAACATCCGTTAGGTATACAGTGTCTGCTTCTCCAGAAATTCTAAATCCAGTGCTCTTAATATTAAATCCTTTTGAATTAATATGGAACTGATTTCCAAAGCAAAGTTCGTATTGGGCAAAGTCATTTACAGCAGCTTTTAGATTTCTTCTGATAATAACTCTGGTGATATTAGATGTAATCGCAGTATCAACATCATCAATAATTCTTACTAACTTACTGTACTTAAATCTACCACCAAACTTATTGACATCTGTTGATGATGAATAAGTTGTAAGAGCATTGGTCACTCTGGTTTTTAGATCATTTACATTAGAAACCTTAGGTGAATCATAATAGACTGCAGAGTCTATCTCTACATAAAGAACCTTGAGATCAATAATTGACTGGTTAATTCCTGTAAGAGAATAATTCTTAAGTTTATTTAAAATTTGTTGCTTGTCAAAGTCAGAAACATAATCACCATTCTTTGGTTTAATGCTGATTAAAACGGTTCCAAACTGAGGTGGGTCTAGTTCTTCTCCACCAACAACTGAAACTGATTCTGTGTTCGGATAGATTTGTTGAATAATAGATTCATAATCTCTTCCCGTTACTGCTCTATACTGTGATGAATACAGACGGGGGGCAAAATACTTGATGGAATCAATACTTTCAATCTCCCCACCATTGGATGATGATGCGGTAGTTACAACAGAAACTGTTGATGATGGAGTCACAATCTCATCAGAAGATCCTCTTAGTGATCCAGAGAAAGAAAAGAGTGATGCCCCATTGCCATCTTTTCCATCAGTAACGATATAGGTTACGGTGATGATCGTTCCATTTTCTAATTTCTTACCAAAAATACCATCACCAAATAAAAGTTCGTATTTTTCGTCCTTTATTTCTTGAATTAGATAAGTTTCTGATGTGCTCTGAACATTTAAAATATTATCAACTAATGTATATTCCCTCCCCAATCCAGTATCAGAAATACCTTTTACATAAACAACAATCGTAGAGGTGTCAATAAAAGAATTATCTAAAATAAATCTTTGATCTAATGACCCATCAACAACAAACTGGTTGCGAAGAAAAGTTCCTTGATAGATGTTGATATCAGAAAATGATGCAACACCACCAGTTACAGTGCTTGTTACATTTTCAGGAACAGCAAATGTATAAGTCGTATCAGAAATTCCACCAACGCACACCAGTCCCGCCTGTAGAGTTAGTGTTGGACTTGTTGTGGTAGTTGGCACATTAAATGATACGACCGCCTTAGAGGCGCTTCTAGAGCGTGGTACGTATCCGATATTTCTTGCTAACGAAACAACATTTTCTCTTAATGTTGCTGAGTCTAGAAAAGACTCATTCACAACCATGTTAGAGTTAAATGCTGTAATATATGTGTTGTACGCTAACGTGTCAATTAATACAGAAAAGTTTGACCCTTCAAAGTCAAAATCTGTAAAATTAGAGTTCGCACGAAGATAGTCCTTGATTGAGGTCTTGATCTGATCAAAGTCTAAATTAGTAAACTGTGTAAAAGGCATTTTATCTTGTTGCCTCTAGGATAAATGTAAATTCTTGAGTCGGGAATTCCTGTCCAATAATATCAAAGAATATCGTTGCTTCAAATTCGTTTGTATCCGGTTTAGGATTTACCTCAACAACAATATTTTCAACTCTGGATTCAAAGTTCTCTATTGCCAATTCAATTTGTCTTTGAATGATTGAGGCAGTACCAAAATCAACGAATTCAAAAAGACTACTACGTACATCAGATCCAAAATTTGGATTAAAAAACTTTTCCGTAGGAATTGTTTCTACAATGTTTCTGACCGATCTTTTGATCGCATTTTCATTCTTTAGGATTGGTAAATCCTTTGTGACCGGATGAGGTTCAAAGGATAAACTAATATCTTTAAATGATCTAGATATCCTTTGTATTGCCATCGGACAAAAGTTTCTTGCTTTATTTATATCCTATTTCCAAGGAGAACCATAGGTTGGTTCAGTACCATAACCCCAATCATCATAGTCTTCATCATTACGAATTTTTTCATGAAGTTCAGTTTGTGTTTTTAAATCATGCTTTGGTGCCAAATCGTGCATGACTTCTTGAATAATTCTTTTCTGTGGTGTTACTGATTGATAATCTGTGATGAGTTGTGTAGTTCCCCACATCTCTCTCATATAATTTTGATCTCTATCTACGGGTAAATTAGACATTTTAGCTCCTGTTTTAAGTCAATAAAACAGAACTTTTATAAAGGAGGTTGCTATCTCCTTACTTCTATTTAACGATCTATTTCACGCAGAGAATATGAGTCGGAATTAAGGTACTTTAAGATTTCAAGAGCAATTAATTTTGGATTTCCTTCACCACATGTATAGACATCCACTGCTAAACACCCATTTTCTGGCCAAGTATGACAAGAAACATGACTTTCAGAGAGTGCGATGACGACTGTACATCCCTGTGGAAGAAAACAATGGGCAAATGTGTTCAGAATAGTCATTTTCGCACGTTCAATGCCCCTAATCATGACGTTCTGTAGAGATTCTACGTCATTAATCAGGTCAAAATCAACATCATACACCTCTAGAAGTAGGTGCTTACCCATTGAAAACTTTTCCAACTCAATTTGTGGTAAAAAATCTATTTATTTTTGTTCTAAATTTGTAATTTCGTACATATAGTGCTCTGAAGTTTCAATTTTTCGTTTATTTTCTACAGAGTAGATCGTCATGTCAATCTCATAACCTGGATTTTTACTGATTCTGTTAAAAGTCCAAGCATTATCATACCAAACAATGCGATTATTTGGATAGGCATAGTAATTTCCAGTCTCTACTTTAAATAAATGAGCACATTTATGCTCTGGAGTCTCTGAAAAGTTAAGATCTGGTATTCCTTTGTTTTCCCAAGACCAGTCAAGAGTGAACATATAAGATCCAATGACCTTTTTTCCATCAGGGCGTATCAAATCTGCCTGTAATCCAGCAAGACGAGCACGTTTTTGTACATCAATATAGGGAGAAAAACAATCCCAGTACATAATATCTTCTAAGGGTTCAATCTCAGCATCTGGTCTCCAGCAAAAAGCGTGAAGTGGCCTGCGAGTCCAATTCACGCCATTTTCAAGAAATGCCTCAAATAGAGGAACTCTTTTTTCAATACTTGCGACGGAATGTACGTCACATTTGGTCACTTCACCATGTCCTTTCTGATGATTAAACAGAAACTCATTACGAATATAACAAGACCAATCTGGTAAACTATGGTTTAAGTATGCCATTGATTAACCTTTACCTTGTCCTCTGTATTTTTTCCGTGCCCCATTGCGAGAAGAAGCGGCATATTTGGTTCCCATACCCGCACCTTGACGAGACTTTTTAGGAGGACCAGGAAGATAAGAACTATTCTTATTCAGACCACCTTTTGCTTTTGCTGCCATACGTTGTTATTCTCCAATAAAATTTCAGTTTCAAGATCTCCAGGACATGGAGCACCTGTCTGATAATACTCTATAGACAGATCCTCCATCACATTGAAATATTCTTCTTCTGTAAGACTTGAATAAATTCTTCTTCCCTTACAGAGAATATTATATCGTTCGTTAGCCATCAAATGATTCTTGTCTTCTCGTGACCAACTCTGATACGAGGATCGCACCAGATTTCAAAACCTGCTTCCTTTGCATCCAAACAGAATGATACGTCTTCTCCACACATATCCTGTACTTCACCAGATTCAAAGACTTGCATCTTTGGAGCAAACCAAGGATACTTCATCTCTGAGTGTTCAAAGACTCCGTTCTTAATCAACAACCAACCAAATCCAGCATAATCAACAGTGAATGGTTTCCGACGCTTTGAGATACTCTCAATGGTTTCGTGATTCATAACACCACCATTGTTGCGGAAATCATCCTCTTCCATCCAGTGTGCTACAGAGGTTGTTCTACCATCCTCTGTACAATACCATCCAGAAGCAATGTCTTGATCCATCAGAACAAGTTGCCAGAACTTTTCAGTATTGAAAACAATATCACTATCAATCCATAATTGCCAATCATACTTCAGTTTACCATCCCAGGGAATCTGATCAGGTCCACGAAGTACATTTGCTCCAAGACACTTACAACGGGCAAAGTTCACCATTGATGAGTAGTCTTGTGAGATCTGAATACTTGCTCCTGCCTGTACCAGATCAAAACAAAGTTGAACAAAATTCTTTAAGTAAGTATATGAGACTCCTCTTCCAGGTAGACAGAACACAATTGTCTTACCCTTTACCATTTCACGGGCAAGATTGTAGTCCCACTCTGGTTCTGAGGCAGTCGGCGTTTTTGCTTTTACGGTAAATCCTTTAGCCATAATAGAATGCGTTTACATCAATGATCATACAGTATTATGTAGAGATTGTCAATCACCCTCAGTTTCGGTTATTACGAGATCTCCACCCTCAATTGATAGGCGAACTTGTGTATCTTCGTACCATGAAAGATCGTTTGTAATCCACTCAGGAATTACAATGTAATAGTCGCCCGTGATTGGATCGACTTGTACAGACTGAAAATTTTCTCCGGAATTTTTTCTCATTTCGTGTATATGAATCTTCTTTTTAGATTTATATAGCACAGTATATTATACTCGCGTCCGTAACACTTTGTAGGTTAGGGGGACCCATGGTTTTTATAACGGGGGCGCCCCCCGACGCGGCGGAACGGCGGGGCACTGGTGTTCACGAACGAATGGCACGGGGCACAAAGTTACAATGAAGACCCGCAATCTCCCAGGCAGGGAAACCATCAATGCCCGCACGATTGAGTGAACGACCTGCGTTACCTTCACGGTGACTGTTAAGTTGCGGGCGACCCTTAGCAACGTTGGTGCTCACCCATACGGTTTGACGGGTGTTAAGATCGGATGCGATGTTGTAGAGTGCCATGATAACGAATGAGGAATGTGTGTGGTTTAGTGTAACTCAGTCACGTGCCGAATCAAAGACCGAATAGAAACAATCCCATGCCCAAGTGTCGGCAACGAATGTATCAATGCCGCACTGATCACAAACCCAATCATAGGCACTGTCGCAGTTAGCATTAGTCTCAACCACGAAATCGTAGAGAGAAGCAATAGCACCACGGAAGCAATCATTCTCCATTTCAGACACCCACCACTTGCCAGTTTCAGTGCTCTTGTTGATCATCTTGCCGTCAATGGAGAATGCTTTGATCACGGACATTTGAGTTGCTTTTCTTTGACTCTTTTAGTATTGCACAAAAAAGGTGCTCACGGGGAGAAGAGTGGACACCTCTACAACTGTCACCAAATCAACGGGGTGCCATCGGTATCGGTTACAATTCCCTGTTCATTGTCGGCAGCGATAGAGTCAAGAATTGCCATCAGTTCGTTACCATTACCAGCACGATTCAGCAGAGCAGTGGCAAGATCAAAGGTCATGATAAAATGTAAAACAGTGTGATTTGAGTTGGGGTGTCTTTAGAGCGCATCCCATTCTCTATAAAACCTATGCCAGACGCATCCCAGAGAAGAACGGAATGGGTGAACCGTTGTAGTTAACGAACCACTGAAAGTTCTTCTGAAAGACACATTCACCAGTGATTCCGAATTCTTTCAGAATAGCATTCAGGCGGGACTTTGTGGTTTTGGTTTGATATCCACCATCAAACAATTCGATCCAGGTTTCACCAATTCGGGCAATCAAATGACCGTGCAGGTAGACATCAGAAACATTAGAACATGCGATCACCTCAGTGTTATCAAGTTTGAAATCTTCGCTTGCTTTGATTGCAGCGTTCATCAGGCGTTCGATCTTCCGCATGGGTTGGGGTCGTTTGGTATGGGATAATTCTACAGGGTCAGTCGCGGATCCAGGAGGCAGCAAGTGCCAGTGCATCAGCTGTCACAAGGCGGATCGGCTGGAGCGGTTGCCAGAATACTGTTACCAAAACAACCGCAATAATCCATTTGTTTGTGAACATCAGAAGGCATAGTTTACGACACGATCTTCACAGTAACCACGGCGGGAATGAGTGAAGTAATCGGTCTTATCTTTGCCACCCGATTGAGTGAACATGTTGCGAATGTAGAAGTCAAACCCACGCTCATCTTCCTTCCACTCATTGAGTGCCTGATACTGCTTCAGAGTAACATTCAACTCAGCGATGAGTTTGTTATACAGATCGCGCTTTTCTTTGCTCACCACATCATCAGCAAAGAACACCGTGGTTTCGTTATACTTTTTGCTGCTGAACACGTAGATAACACCTTCCTTCGGCAATCCGCCATTGTAGGTAGGATATGCCTGCTTGCTGGACTTACACTCAATGTCGTAAGTTTTGCCGTTGTGATGCACACGGAAGTCAGGAGAGTTCTGAATACCATTCGGTTGATATTCATATTCCAGGTTATACTTTTTCAGCAGATCTTCTACCTGCTGTTCGTGATACGAATTGTCTTGAGAATTGCTGGCATACTTGAGATCCAGGCACTCAATGAAGAATTGATTCAGTGTAGACATTTTAGACTCCTCGGACTTGATTGCCCGTTGTAAGTGTGTGGGGTTCGTTTCCTTCCCCCCGATGAACATAGTATGGCACCCCCTGCGGGTCAAATCAACAGGGTGTGTGCCACCTTCTCAACTGGCACACTGAAACCGTTGGTTGTTGAAGTTATGATACGCAAAGACCTCACGATTCACCAGTTTGAACATACCAAACTCATTGGAGAGAACGTAACCCTCAGCATCAATTCTGTTGCCGTACAGGTATGCTGCAGGACCTTGATTGCGGCAGAGGAACAAACAATCATCTTTGATCGACTTCACCAATGCCCACAGACGCAGCAGGTTAATGTCACAATCAAAGTTCTCAGGGTTGACTTCTTCACCAGCACGAATGCAGGCGTTGATCTGTTGTTTGATCTTTGCCGCTTCCTTATCAGTTACGAACTCACAGGCAGTAGACATTTGACGGGCAAAGTCACAGATCTCTTCTACATCGGCAAACGATTCTTGCCCATGCTGAATGTATGCTTCAGGTTTCACAAATTTCACATAGGGAGTATCGGTGATGATAAACTTCATCGGATACGTTACAGCATCACGAAGATCTTTGTCGGCAATGTAGTAAGTATGAGGAGCAACAATGATCTTCTCATAAACTACCTCAGGGAACTGATAAGTGATCGTGTTAGGAGTATACTCAGTGTCACCACCGAAACCAATAAAATCACCTTGAAAGATACCGTCTGAATGAGGCAACCAATCAAAACAAGCGTGAAGAATGTTTGCAACTTCGCCTTGATAGAATTGATTGATCTCATCATGCGAATGTGCGATCCGAATCTTTACTTTGTTAAAGACTGCTTTGGTGCCAACGAAGAATTCACCGTTGGCAGGATTAATACCCCAAACAATAGCAGGTGCCCCGTCAATCTTTACACTCAGATTGCCACGGGCAGTAAACCAATCCAGAACAGTAAGGTCACCCGTCAGGATAGAATCTTCGGGGTGCTCAAGGTGGGTGTTTTTCATACTGTTAGTATTACATGGATTGGGGGGCATCGCAACCCCCCTTGTGCCACTTACTCAACCGTCACACTCTCCACCAGTTCTTGAATCACATCTTCATCATACACATTGGCGATCTCATTGAGAACATCTTCCTCATTCATGTGAGATAGATTTCCCACAATGGTATCATACGCAAATTGAATCAAACACTTCACATCCATCTCATCAACAATACGCTCGGCGTAGTTGTCAATCAGTTGGTCAAGTTGTTGGGAAGTAAGGGTCATTTCAGAACTCATCAAGACAGTGACGGGAAGTTTGATTCAGACGAATGAGAATGTCATTCCAAAACTCTTTATCCTCATCATCATTGTACTGGTTGTTATCTTCAACCAAACGAATGAGATTGTTAAGATCGTCGGGAGTGAGATAGTTCATCAGTAATCGTAGTTTGCGTTCAGGTACTCATTGACATCAAACTTTTCATCTTTCAGTTCAGGAATGTCAAGGTCAAAGATTTCACCAGGAGCATCTTGAATCTCAGACCAGAGTTCATCAAACATGGTTCAATTCCGAACGACAAGAGTACAATACACGGGATGGGGGGTCACCACAACCCCCCTTGTGCCACTTTCGCAACTGGCACAAGAATTCTTATACAAACTCCGCAAGATAGTAATCTAAAGGCAACTCAAGTTCTGCCGCTTTCTGTTCCCATTCATCCCATTCTTCCTGGGATGCATCATTCAGGAAATCTTCACGGGAATATTCAAAAACGGGACCACACATTTGAATCAATTGCGACAACGAAGGTACAATATCCCACCACGTGGCAGATATCAAGGGGTCTTGTGCCACTCTCTCAATTGGCACGTGATCAGCTGGCATTCTCAATAAGCATAATATTATTGAGAATCAATAAGATCTTGTAGTTGAGAATAGATCCAATTGTCAGACTGTCACACTAGAAGACATCGCTGTAGTCTTTGATGCTAATGTGTACATCTTCATCATCTTCTAGGTGTAGCAGTTCTCTCCAGGGAACATCATCTAGTTCTAGATCATCATAACACATGAGATCTAATGTAACACGTACCATGCGCTTTGCGTGTGTGGCAGACATGTGATTCTCGTGCGATGTTTACTATACTATATCATGCATAGTGACGATACGCAAGTGATTCATAATCTTGCCCATCTCGTGCGTAATCTTCATCTAGATCTTGTGCATAATACTCCTCTAGATCATATGAATAGTCTGTTGCGTATGTGTAGTCGAGATCGTAGTCGTCGTACATAGCTCGTCGAGATCTGTATGATGCTTTATGATTATAGCAGATATCTCGTCCAGATGTCAAGAAGGCTTCTAGACGAGATTCACATAAGAGTATATATGTATTCTCGTCGAGATTTATGTGGGTTTGGGGATTTTTGCGGGCGTGGGACTTGACAAACTGCGCGTCTTATGATACGCTCGCTTAGGTCACAAGTCTCAGAGGCATTTAGAAGACTTTATGATGCTTTATGATCGGTCTTTTATAAGCATTTAGAAGACTTATAAGACTACCTATTCTCAACAATATTCTCAATTGATTCTCAATTATTATTAACTTATTGAGAATTAAATAAAAAATACATTAATGTTTTTTATTATATTTTTTAATTAAATTTAACCTTTTATTGTATCAGATTATACCATTCTCAACCTTCTGGTATAAAATCCCACATCTCTCCATTCCATTGCCACTTACGATCTTTCCAACCATAAACCTGTCCTACTTCTGGGTTCATAGGAAACCGTGGTCCATCACTCTCTTTATGTGGATTCTGTACCTTATCCACTACTTTATCAAACTCACCATTTAACCAATCAGCATCAGAAACCATCCACTTATCAATCGGACAAGAGTCTAATGCGAATGATGCTTTTTGATCCAGAAAACATCCACAATGCTTACACCTGACTTGTTTGGCATCATAGTATTCACAACTCTTACATACATCTAATCTCTGTTGTTTGACCTCTGGGGATACAAACAAAGCATTAGATGAGAATGCCTGCTTGACAACTTCAAATGTAAACTTAGCAAGGTTCTTTCCTTGCTCTGGTAATGATGGA